TTACTGCACCACTAACTCCCTTACCTAGACTTGAGGGATAAAAAGCTCCTGATGCAGCAGTACTATCTAACTTTGTATCTATTTTAGTATCTAAAGCTCCGGATATAGTATTTATGTAAGTTCTTATCTGAGAACTTCCTGCATAATCATCATCCAAAGATGTTTTAGTAAAATGAATAGAAGTATTAGAACTATGGCCATAGCTATTGCTAGATATAAGTTCTGCAAAGTCTACGAATGCATTCCAATCAGCACTTTGGATAATTTGTCCTGCTGATTTGGTATCATTAAATGCCATTATATAATCCTAATTAAAATTAATCTAATTTAATCTAACAAAAAATAACATAAAGTCTAAAAAAGTAAGAAGTTTCAAGCGATATCGAAAAAAAGCTTATAGTGCATTGAAACTCTCTTTATAAGACTCATAATATAAATACATATAACATACTTATCTGTGTCTTCTAGATTTCGCCTTTCTTTCCGCATCTTTGTAAGCATTGTATTCTTCTTCTGCTTTCCAGATTATATGTTGTTCAATAAATGCTACTCCATCTGGATCTTTCTGTCTTTTATTTCCTAGTTCTTTTGGTGTGCAAGAAAGAAATTCACATACCCGTGCTTCTAACTGACCTACTCCAGATTTAACGAAAGGATTTCATATCTTCGGATTCTACACCGGTACCTTTCTGAGTTTCTCTTATTACTTCAGTTATGAAATTTTGGAGTGTAGCAAATGATACACCATCTGTCCAAAAGTCTTTATCCAACTTTTTATCAACGCATATCTCTGCAGCTAATTCCGGTAGTCTATCATAGATATCTACCATTTTAGATAGAGAATCGGGATCCATTCGACCTTCATAGATTGCTGCCTCAGCAGAAAGTCTCATGATGGTCATCATTTGCTTTTGAGTGGGCCTTTTAGCTTTTATCATTCTTCGGGTTTCGGGAGAAGAATAAAACGTAACGCTCAAGAGATCTTCCTTGTAATCTCTTTCAAGTTTATCTCTTGTAGCTATCTGTTTTATTATTTCCTTTGTATCTCCCTTTTTCTTTTTATCGATTTTCTTTTTTAGATCATCGAAATCTTTTGGGGGAGATGTATCTTCTTTGTTCTCTTGATCATCAGACATATTTATATTTTGCCTCCACGAAAAACATTAAAATTACATCATACCTGGTTCATCAAGTATATATTTGTAGTTTAATTTTCTTTGTACTGATATTGAATATGGATATAATACTGAAAAGTCTACTGTTCCTTCTGTAATATCATCTGCAGTTCCTATACTGAAATCAAATCCAGTAACTTGACAGCTTCTTAGATAAAAGTGTAATGATTGTGCACCACAGCTCCCTGATACACTCATGGGAACTCCTTCTATCATAAGATTAACTATTTTTCCTAAAGCTGTGCTATGCAGTTTACAAGCTGTTAATGAACCTTCTGCTGATAAAGAGCCTGCTAGGAAAAAGTTACCTTTTTCTCCTATCAATTCTTGCTCTGCAGTTCCCTTACTTAATGTAAGTGAGAAATCTGAGATTGCAAGGGTTCCGTGTGATAATTTGTTTGCTGTACCGCCACTGCCAATGTAGATAGTAGCATCTTCTCCTCTATAAATTGTTGGTGTTCCTGTCATAAGATCACGAATCCATTATACAATGCCCTTTATAGGTTAAAGCTTGTGGCAAAAGGTGTGTAAAGTCTATACTTGCTTCAGTTATAGTATCAGCATCCCCAATTGAAATGTCATAACCAGTTACTTGGCATGATCTAAGATAGAAACTAAGATAGGTAGCATCGGTGTCTGTAGATACAGTTCCTGATACTGCTAAATATTTATAAGTACCTGGATCATTATCTATCATATTATCTAGAAGATCAGATAAACCGCTTGTTGCAAATTTTGCAGCAGTTAAAGAACCTTCTAATGAGAGAGAACCTTGATCAAAGAAATTTCCTCTTTCTCCTATAAGATTTTGCTCAACTGTACCTCTATCTAGAGTTAGTGAAAAATCACCAATACCCCAAGTGGAATGACTTTTATTTGTGAATGTTGGAGTACCAGCATGAGCTGCTATCCATACTTGTGCATTCTTACCTGTTACAGTTCCAGCCATATTATTTACCTATATTATTGCACATTAAACATACTAAATTTTCTAAATTAAACATTAATCATCATGGAATTGAGTGTGAATATATGTTTGAGTTTTTCTATAAATTCCAAGTTCATCATCATGTGATTCTACATCAGATTCCTTTCTACAAGTTCCTGATATTAATACCTTAACCACTTCATCTCCAATTTGTAGTGTTTCTAATCTACTATTTTTTGAGTATATATCTATTTGAATTGTAGCTTCTTCTCTTCTTATTTTTGATCCTGCAGTTGATGTTCCATATCCTAGATAGCCATAATCATTTCCACTAACCTGATTTATAGTTATACAGGGAAAATTATCCTCTGTTTTTACCCATGCAACCTTTATATCACTAGTCGGTACATAGGTTGTTACAGCAGAGGAACTTGTAAGGTATCCTCTTAACTTTCTAGTTATATCTAGGGACATTAGAAACCTCTTAAGGATCTTTTAAGATTGTAACTTATTACATTATTTAATTGTTCCTTTATAGTGGGCGATTGTATTGCTCCTCTATAAAATGATTTTGGAGTCTGTAGGGTGAATGAAGATTTCCAATTATCTCCAGCTCCTTGTTGTCTTCCAATAGGAAAACCTCTTCTTTTTTTATTTCTAGCTAACACTTTACCTATTCCACCAAATTCAACTATATTTGCATGATCAGATGTGCAGTCAACTGTATAGTGATAAGACTTTTGTCTCTCTATTTTCCAATTTTCCTTATCAGCTATAGACTGGTCATCTACTGATAGATAAGGATTCTGAGATGAATTAACTAAATTTTCTATTGCCTTATCTCTAAGATATTCACCTGCTTCTTGTAAACCTTTATTTGAGTTTAAAGTAAGTCTATATTGTAACCTCTTAAGATTTCTGTAGACTTCCTTTCTTCCACTTACTCCCTTAACCTTCAAGAGATAATTCATTTAAGTCACCTCTCTTAATAAAGCCTTTTTATGATGGAATGAACTATCCATTTCCATCTCCTTTACTCTATAGGGAATACTATTATATACAACTTGACTATCTCTTGTTATGGAAGCTGAAGATAAACAATAACAAGTGTACGTTACATCAGCAAACAGTCCTGGATTTTCTACTCTATCTGCTACTTTAATGGGAACCATTCTACACGGTGTTGGACTTGTGGATGTTGTGTAGCTATATGTCCATTCACCTAAGAGATTCTGAGATGATGATCTCGTTCTTAGATAAATGTTGGTATTCATTAATTCTTCATATGTCATATTTTTATCCTCTTAGTGTGGATATCATAATGACAAGAGCTACAAACCACTAATAGATTTTCCTCATTGTGACCTCCACCCATCCCTACTGGGATTTTATGATGGAGATGAAGATTACCTTTTGAGTATTTACCACATACTTGGCATCTATAACCATACTTCTTAAAGAGTTTCCATCTCAATTTATTCCAATAAATTGGATATTGAGGTCCTGGTCTATAAGGCATTAGTCATTAGCTTTATACATTGACCACTTATTAAGAGTTGTTCTTTTGTTAAGCATCTGTAATGCCATCTTTTCCCATGTTACCGAGATAACATAGGGTGAAGATTGTATATCAGTACCTCTTGATATAGGCTGAGCTAGTTCATATTCATAGTCACCCAACATTTCTCTATTAAGAGTATAATATTTCTTTGCTAATGAGGGTGCCAAGATTATTTTAGATGCTATTAGTAAAAGACATGGAAGTCTAGCATTTTCTGCTGATGTTGCAGTATTATTAAAGAATACCGCATTAACGTAATCCTCTACTGCCTCTATTTTGATTAATAACTCAGCTCTATTGAGATCGTCATAATCTAATGGAGGTGTAAAGAAATTCCTAACATCCATCTCCTTTACGTATCTAGGACTATAATCTGACATAGTTAGTCACTCATCTCCCCTAATTCTGGTCTAACTCTTCTAACATCAATAGTTTGTTTTTTCCTGATAGTTGCATCAACTGGAAACGGAAACTGTTTTATCTCATAGGTCTTTTCGTTAGTTCTACCACCACCTTCAGCACCTGATATTTCATAGTAAGCTAGTTCAGAGTCACTATATCTTTCAGCATCTCTGAGACCCTTCTTTCTATTATCTTCGTACTTTGTGGTTAGAAATAACTGACTATTTTTAGTATAATTACCGGTTCCCTTTCCATGTAACATATCATTCACCTATTATGGTTACAAACCCTTACCTGGAATCATGTTTCCACTAAACACTGGTATGAAACCCATTCCACCTGCTCCAGATGTACCTGATATCCAGGTTACTTTTAGCCAAGCCGTTGTACTTGCAGCTGGTAAGCTAGTATCACTTGTACTAGAATACCATGTAGCAGTATTAAAGGCATAACCATCAGCATGTGCATAGAGTCCTCTACCTTCTTCCTTTAACCAAAGTTTTTCTATTTCTAATACTGGAATTTTTGCTCCGGGCATATTTCCTTCCAACTTATAAAATTAACATTAAACATAAATCAATAACTTCTTGGTCTTTTGCTTAGATAACTAAAAGAACTACTTATGATAGATTACACAACCAGCTGATTCATTAAGTACATCTGTACCGAATCTCATCGTTAAAGATATACCAATTAGGTCATGAATTGGGTCGTCATATTGCTCAATAGTTAAGTCGCGTCTCATGCAGAGTACTGCTAAGTCTTTCTTAGAGAATACTATACCAGTTATATCTGAAGCCGCAGTTGTATCATCCCATGTTGGTGAGGATTGATCAGTTGCTGTACAGGTATAAGGTTTTAATCCCATAATTGTAGTTCCGACATCACCTTGTCTAAGAGCTCCAGGTCCACCTGCATATGATACATATGCTAGATTGGAGTCTTGTAACAAGTATGCTTCTGCAGTTGGATGTAATACGAGAGTATCTGGTAGATAATCTTGTTTTTTAACTTTTCCTACTGCTTGTGCTATATCAGAAATAGCTATATGAGGTCCAGCTGGACTTAGAGTACTGGTTGAGATTGCACTTGAACCTGCGATTATTTGATAGAGAATTTGCCTGTTTACAGCATTCTCCATTCTTGCACCAGCTTTCTTGAGTTCTAATTCGACTACATCGAATAAAGCATCCTCAATGAGTTCGTTGGTAATTAATGGACGTACACCATATTTGTCTATGGTAATATCCTGTTTGGAATACTCTTGTGTGTCTATCTCTATTTTAGCTCCTTCTGCTACTTTATTGGCATAGGTTCCAGCTTCTCCCTTCACAAATCTTACTGAGTAAGAGTTTGTGTTAATTATGGGAACAACTTCTCTCATACATTTTACTGGTTCAGTACCTTCAATTACAGTTTTGTAAACTTCTTCCTGTACTAAAGTTGAATCAGTAATTGCTGTTCTTTCATTTTGTAAGAGAGTATGGATATCTTTGCCAACAGCATTCTTGAAGGATTGCTTGTTGAGCATTCTTGATTGTTCTGCATTACCTGCAAAACCAAATTCCAAAAGCTTTGTAAGTTTACTCATACTTTTCACATTATTATTGACATAAGAGACATACTTTAATTAAAATAATACTTTCTACATTAAGACTAGAATATCAATACTTTGACAGTTCCATTTGCTGTAGATTGATTTTCTAAGGCTAAGAATTTAACACCAGAAGCTTGTACCCAACCACCAGTAAATTCTTCTAATTTACCGCAGTCACCACAATATAGAATATCGCCTGTTCTGCAAGCTGTTCCAGAATAAATTGCTCTGCAAATGTTTCCTGGTCCATATACTGCTACTGGATTACCAGTTGTTTGATCATAAGCAGCAATACCTACACAACCCCCTACTGGTGCATCTTGTCCTGTACTTGGTGCAGCTACTGCCATCGTATGATTACAATAAACTGCCTGACCAGCGTAGACGGAACCTGACGCATCGAAATCGAATGCAAAGGTACCCTCTTGGACTATAATGTCTTCACTTGGACTTGTTGAAGTTGTAAATGCCATATTTATCTTCCTTTATTTATTAACATTTTCTAGATTTACATCGAACATTTATTCTTTGTAGTATACGATTCCTCTTTCGACCTTGATTGGATTATCTTGTTCCAGCTCTATATTTTCTGTATCAGCTTGTAGAGTCTTGGGTTTTCCTTTATCCTCAACCTTTTCTGGTTCTTCTTCTTTCTCTTCTTCTTTGTCTTCTTCGTCTTTGGATAATTTTTTGATTTTAAGATTTAGAGCCTCAATCTGATCATCTCTAGCCTTAACTGCAAGTTTTAATTCATCGTCTTCAGCAACCTTAGAGAGTTTATCTGCTATTGAACTTAATTTTTCTAATATCTCATCAAAAGATTTGTTGGGGAATGGTTTTTCTTCCTCATCTGGTTTCTCTTCTTCCTCAGGTTCTTTATCTTCCTCAGGTTCTTGTTTTTTCTCAGTAGGAGCTTTCGTTTCTTTTTCATCGGTTGAAGATTCTTCTACTATTTCCTCTTCTTCCTCCATTTCTTCGTCTTCTTCCTCGTCCTCTTGTTTTTCAGCTAATATACCTTCAAGAGCATTTACTCGTCTATTTATATCAGAAATGAGTTCTTCAATAGATTTTTTTTCTTCAACTGCTTCTGTTTCTGGTTCCTCTTCAGATTTCTCTTCGGATGTTTCTTCTTTTGCAGTTTCTTCACTCTTGTCTTCAGTATCTTCTGTCTTTGCATCTTCTGCCTTTTCTTTTTTTGTTTTATCCTCTTCGGACATTTTATCTATTTCTATTTGACATGTTTCACATACATCTCCAAACTGAGACTTTGAAACCACTACAAAACCTGATTCCTTATTTACTGGTTTTGTGCAAACACTGACCTCAAAAATATTAATCTCATCTAAAATTGTAATACACTTTTCATCATTACATTTTTCATGAGAATGAACGACCTCACAACCTATTGAAAAGCCATTGATTTCACTGTCCAATATACTTTCCCATATTTCGTCTGCGGTCTTAATATCCTTTCTTATCTCAGCAACAATAAATAAACCTTTATCGTCAACATGTGTAGTGAGATCCTTAAATTCTTTAATTATCTTTCCTATTTGTATACTCTGATGTACTAACATCAGATTTGAATAGTGGGGATCCTCCAATAGACTAGTTATTCCCTTCTCTAGGGTTTCTACTGGAATAAATTGATCTTCAGAATCAACAATTGCTACATTAGCATATCCAGCTATAATTCTTCTACCATCGGAAGATTTTTCAATTATCCTATCTATATTACCTCTTAAGGCAAATGGAATTATGGATACATTATCGGACTCACTCTTCTCAGTTTTTTGACTATTATTATAATTTATATTAACATACTTAGGAGTATCATTATACTCACACTTTAATATTTTTGAGAATAAACTGTAAATATTCAGATTCAAAAAATCTTGAGTTAGTTTTGGTACTTTTTGCCCTTCTATAGTTATATCTATTTTTTTATTCATTAACTTATACCATTTATTAATATACTAACTGAAAGTGTAATTATTAAAGAGACAACCCCTGATAGAGTAGCTAATTTAATTTGAGTATTAGTTAATCTAGAATTTACCTTATCTATTTTTTTCTCCACTCTAGTAAATTGTTTCTTCATGTCTCTTATCTCTCCATTCATATCCTCAAGAGCTCTGAGAGCATATCCTCTCCACTCAGCTTGCTTTAAATCCCACTTATCAAATTCATTTACCATTCTTATCACTCAATATTGCAAGTACTCCTGAGACACCATCAAAGACTAACGGTATACAAATCATCTTATATAAGATTCCAGTTATATCACTCTTATAATCAATTGTATATACCTCTTTTGTTTCCATAGATTTCATTATTGGACATTTACTACAATCCATTTCAAGAGGTCTACAGAATCTTGTTTTCCTTACTGTCTTACCTAATTCATCCTCTATATCAAATCCTTGTATAGCATGTCTTTTTATTGTTTCTTTATTAATATATAATAATGTATGGTCAGCTCCAATAATTGCAGCTGGTGAATTTACGGAATCTAATATAAGAGTTATAAATTTCCATACTTTACCGTGTTCATCATATTCAATTTCTTCTGCTAACTCCATTGTTAGTCTCTTCAGAGAATTAAGTTCAACCATGTTTCTCTAATTCCTTTATTCTTTTTAAATATACCTTTTCTCTTAGAATATTAGCTAGATCTCTAGCCTGTTCTGCAAGTATTCTAGCCTGTTCAGCAGTATCTCTAGCCTTTTCTGCTAATTCTCTGATTTTCTCTGCCTCCTGTCTAAGTAATTCAGCTTCTTCTCTTTTAATTTCAGCCTTCTCCAAATCATTTTCTAATTCCATGGTAGTATTCCTAAGTTTCTCTAATTTAGTCATATGATTTTTAGTATTAATTACATATCAATAATTATTAAGGAAATCTATTCATCCTTTAAATAACCCCTAAAATAACCTATAGCCTTAGCGGTTCCATTACTTCCTGCTCTAGCTCTCATCCTTATTCTGCATTTATCATGCACTATTATTGGAGTATTCATATTTGGAGCCATATTTATTGTTCCATTTGAGCCACTTGTATATGAACCAGCCCATATGTACTGTTCAGTATATCTAGTTGTACCATCAACTTCATAAGGAACCTCAGTTCTATATACAAATTCCAAGGCTGCTCCATTATCCAATCTTGGATAACAAAATGCATCAGTAATCACTAAGTCTTTACCATTAGGTACATAATAGAACCCTCCGTAAGATTCATTTGAATCTGCATCTATCTTAAGATATTTTGTTCCACCAGAAGCTACATATATATCTCCTGCAGCAGCTCCACTAACCCCAGCATAAACGACTTTAACATTTTGAAGTCTATAAATATCATCAGCTATAAATCTAGGTTGTTGTCCACTCATATAAATATCTACTGTTTGAGTATCCCAATTTGAGTCTAAATATTCTACTCTTACTACTCTAGCTCCACCCGAATAAGCTGCAGATAAAGAGCCAGATCCCCAAGTATTATATCTATCTCCTAAAGCTGTAGATGAAACCATTAATCCCATTGTAGTTGAAAGATAATTATTATCCTGATCAAAATTTGAAATGTCCTCGTAAGTTTCTCCTATATCATCATTTATCCCACCTATTTCTATGCTGTCTCCATTTATAGCATAGTTTTGTTCTGTAGTCACAAATGGCAATGGATTTGAAGAGCTAATTATACCTCCATTAATAGCAGGTACTACCAATAAGCCAAAATTCCCTTGGCTACTTGGAATTGAGCCCGATACATAGGAGACATTTACATTACGAATATCTTCATCTGTATTTGTCTCATACCCACCTAATATTGTCATTTTATTTCCTTCCTCTCTCTCTCTTTCTTATATACATTAAAACATTATTTAATTTTTTTCTTTACTTCAATTAATTGAGACTTAATCTCGTTAATCTCACTTTTTACTTTAGAAGCAGTAGGACATATATATGCCTGAACTCCTTCCTCAAGTTGTTTCATCCCACCAGACCTTAGACACTTTTCTGGAGGAAATTGTCTTAATCTTATTGTATTTTCCGTTTCTCTATCAGTATAGGTTTTAAAACCATGTCCCCTTGCCCAACGAATTGCTGATTGTCTATTGAATTTAGGTTTATCAAATATTAAAGCCTGTACATCACTAGCCTTTTCAGCCTTAGCTCCTGGATGATGTTTTCTCCAGATGCTATGACAAATAGCAGCTGCCTGTTTAGGATCCTTTGTTGTACCCTCATGTATTACAAATGGTATACAACGACTTATAAAGTCAGAACGACTCTCTCCTTCTTTTGGTACTGGCATAATTTTTCTCTATATTAGTAACATGACAGTGATAGTGATCAAATATCTTTCTAGGTTTACACCTTAAAGATATACCTCCACCAAACATTTTTCTTGTCCGATATAAAACTCTTCCCCAGGCTTCTTTAGTAACAGTAGTTACGTGATCCTGATAAACCACCATTGGTATTTTACAGGTTAAACAGTCCACTATTATAAATTCTGAGTCCTTTATATCTTCTATTTTCTCTGGCCAATATAATTTAGTCTTAGGATTATTGTCCAAAAAGATATCACAGAGAGGACAACCTCTTACTAATAATTTTTTGTCCTTACTCATAAATATCTAATTGTCCTTCCATCCTTTGTTTCTAAAACTAAATAATCGCCTAGATCAATTGCTCCATTCCATTTGCAGTGTTCACACTTTTCTGGATAGTTTTTACACTTTGTATAGAATGAACATATAATTAGTTTCTTCTCTTTTGTCATTTTCACCACTTATATGGCTCTGGGCCATCTTCAATAATTCTACTATTTTCACAAGCAGGCATAGTTACAATAGCGGCTCCTATATAGGTAATATCATCGGCAAATCTCTTATTTGTTTCTGGGTCCCAATAATCTTGTGTAGTTATTTCTACTGATAACCAATTAACCAAACCTGCATCTATTTGTTTAATGACATCCTTAGCCGATTGAGTTATTGGAAATATATAGAGATCTCCTCTAACGGTTCCATCCTTTTTCTTAAAGTAGGTATTCTTTATAAAACCTAGTCTCTTTAATACTTCATATGAATGGTCTAAATTAAGATAATTCTCTGCCCATTTATCTGCAGTCTTTGATATAGCTTCTTCAGTATATGTGACTGGAGATCTTGTTATGGCATCAGAGAATTCTCCTGGTGTTAGAAGAATTGTGTCTCTATAGATTCTAACATCAGTTGCCTTTGTTAAAATCTTTTTATCATATTTAAAGGGAACCATTGGAAAGTGAAGACTTCTCTCATTCTTCTTCTGTTTCTTCATTTTCTCCCTCTTCTTCCTCAACATCTTCGGGTTCTTCTTGTTCTTCCTCTGGAGATGTCTCTTCTGGCTCTTCTTCCGGTTCTTTTTCCGGTGTTGGCTTTGGTTCTTCTTCTTCATCTGTTTCTAACATGGGTCCATACCCGAACATTGCTCTAACCTCATCAACCGTAAAGGGTTTCTTTTCTCCCTGTCTTGGATCATATCCTCTAAATAGATTTCCTAACCATTTAGCCTTTACCGCTTCATCTGCATCCGTGACAGAATTAAATCTCATATTGACCATATTTTGAGGATTCTTTTCTAGGTTGAATCCATTTTCATCCAAAATTGGTCTAATTAATTCTTGTTCTAATTGAGTTGATATCCTTAACTGGAAGGACCTTATAACTCTCTCGAACATCATTTGTTTTACGGTTGCTGTAGCTTCAGTGGAACCTCTTCCTAATCCCAAAGCTTCCTCAGGACATAACATGGATATAATTAATTCCGTCTGGAATATATCAGAATATTCCTCTACACCCGGTATACCCTTTTCGTCTATAGTACTAATATCTATTAATCCCGGTATAATGATTTCATTAATTTCCGTTATATCTTCTAGTTCACTCTTTAGATCAGTAAATGCTGAATCAGGAGGAAAATCCTCTTCACTACCAACCTTAACTAGGTACTTTGGTGTACCGTGTCTAATGATTGCATTAGCTAGAGCATCAGAAGTGTCTCTTTTTTTATCTAATGCATCCTGAGCTGGTTGTATTAGAGATAGTCCATATGGAGAAGTTGGTCTATCAAATAATTGTAAGTGAATTATATCCTCTGGTTTGAGGATAGTTTTCTGTAATACTCCACCTATTTTCTGTTGATAACTTTCTGTCTGACCATACTCATCTGTATTTATTACAAAGGTTATCGGGTCAACAGTTTTTAGGCTTGTTACGTCTCCCTTACTATTTTTAACTATTTCTATAAAAGCATCGCCAAATACAAGTGCATATCTAACATTTGTCAAGAGTGCTAAATCTAAATTAATTCTACTTAGGTAGTCTCTAATTAGATTTTTAGCCTCTTCATTACTAGAGGTCAAAGTATATCCAACCATAACTGTATTGAATACAGTAGTATTTATGGCCGCAAATACAGTACCATCAGTCTCGTAATAATTCCAGAAAGCCTTTAATTGAGCATCACTTCTACCTGAAGAACCTCCACCCGACTTTTGTTTACCAGTAGCTATTATGGTTTTTGGTTTACCATTTTCGTCTAAAAATATAGACCTCTTTGGTTTTGGTCTGGAAAGTAAATTACGAATAGAACTTCTTAACCCCATTATTTAACCTCAATTATTCAGTCTTTTTAACTTTTCTTTCTAAGTTTCCTTTTTTGATTCCGGATAATGATATCTCAATTGTGGATACATTTCTTTTCTCAAATGGTTCACTTCCAACTTTTATTTCATATTCTGGATTCTCTAGGTAATCTCTAACCAAGATTGCCAATATATCAATAGCCCTCTTAATATTATTTCCTCTTGCTACTATTTTTATATTTTTCTCCTTTCCTAGAGAAAAGAAGCAAGCTGAAATATACCTAGAAATATCCTTTCCACCTATATAGATTTCTTCTGTCATTCATACCTCTTTACTAAATTTTCTTTATTGTATATTTCTTTCTAACATTTGATGATCTTCCTGAATTTCTCTTGGACGATGCTATCATATTTTTAACCTGTCCCCAATCTACCATTTTATCATCCTCTGTCTCTATCTGGGAGCTTTGTATAGCGAATGATAGACTATCGATTGTATCATCATACATCCCTCTCGGAAACATTATTAATTCATCCACCCAACTAGTTAAATTTGGATTCATTAATATCCTTCCAGTCTCAAAAAATACCGATAATCTTTGTACTCTACTCATCTTGTCACTTACTATGGATGATTTGATGGGTACTATCGGTAGTGTAGTAGATTCCACTAATTGATCTACTATCATCTTCTGTTGTGCAGCCTGTTCTATTCCTATCTTTATTGGCTGCCATTTATTGAAATATGATTTTATTAATTCAAATTGGTGAAATAGTGATGCTTGGTTTGTCCTTAGTCCATCCAAGGCATATATAACTCCATCCTTTATAGCCACTATAGTTATAGAGAAATTATCAGATTCTTCTCCCTTTGATGCAAAATCTACTCCCATATAGACATCATATTGAGGAGTGGGCATCCTGAAATTATTAGTAGAGTTATGTACCCATTCCATCTTAATGGGCGAATCTCCTGAAGAGATTATATTATTTTGATATTGTAATTCAAAACCTACACTTCCTATACTTCTCTTGATTTCTTGGAGTTTCTCATAATTGAATCTCTCGGGCCATAATACAGATTTTTTCTCATCATCTAGTATTGCCTTATATCTCTTATGTTTAAATCGAGATGATTCTTGTAGGTATCTGTGAATATCATCTTCATGCCATCTTGTTCCTATAGATAATATTTTACCGTCAGGTTCAAGCATGGGCATTAGAGTTAGATTGTACCAACGAACTAATTCCTGTCTTCTGTGTTCAGTTCTTGAATTTTGTTGGTCCGTTATATCATCTAACACTATTAATTCGTAGTGTCCCCCTACCATTGAGGAGGTTATACCAAGAACAGATAATGTATCCTCTTTATGAGCTATTCCTGTTTTACCAGCTCTCATAACTCTAAGACTGGATCGAGACCAGTTCTTTGAGAAACCTCTCTGCTCTCCAAATATTTCTTTTAATTTATCATTATTTTCAAGATGATGCTGAATGAATGACATCATTTCATTAGCTTTATCTTGATTAATTGTAACTATTAATATTCTAATATTGGGATCTGTTACGATCCTCCAAATCATATAAGCTCCGATTATTGTAGTTTTTCCGTGTCCTCTAGGAGCTTGTAGAGACACATAACTACTCTTCTCAAATGTTTCTATCCATTCCCTATGGAACCATTTTACATCTAATCCTAAGATTTCTTCAATGAATGGTATAGGGTTAATAGAATATTTGAGAACTTCTAGATCATCATTTCCCATAATTAAGGAAAGAAATAAAACATAAAAACATAAAGTGTTTTTTCCTAGTTAGCCTAGACTATTTATTCGTCTTGCCAACCGACTATGAAACCGAACAAAGCACCTAAGAAAATTAAGATTTCTTCCCATGCTAAGTAAGATGCAAATCCTACATCAGCAAATAGTGCTCCACCAATACCGCCAAAGACGATACCGATAAGCATTCCTAGGAAAGCTTTAGGTAGCTTTTTAAATAGGTCAAATTTTGCCATAGTATCTTTTATCTCTTAATAACATAAAATTACATACCATTTGGTTTCTTGCGTATTGTTTACCGATTTATATAGGAATCACCAGATTCTCCAGTATCAAAAGGAACCATTAGGCATGGCCTTATGTTACCAATTGATTAAACGAGTTAACGATCGTATTTAACGGAGTCATTTGTGCCAACATAAGTCTAAATTCTAAACTGGTACTTCTTCTGTATCTTTGTAGTGCTTTATATAGTTATATAATGCTACTACTACTGCAGATATCAAAGAGAGTATAGCTGCATATTGTGGGTATTCTAATACAAGTTCTGGAATACCTTCTTCTATCGACCAAAGTATACCTGCTAGAATGGCTACCAATAAGAACTGTTTAAAGAATTTTATTGCCGTTATTTTCCAATCATATGACGGTACAGTCATAGTTTTCGTTTTTGTTGCCATATTATTTTTCCTCCTCTATTAATTTCATAATTTTGTTTCTACTTCTTGATTTACATTCGGAGCATAAACCATCTAATATCTCCTTACTCCAATTTAAAAGCATTATTTTTGTATTTTGCTCTTTTTTCAAATTTATATTATATATATTGGAGGTTTGTCTCACACCATACTTTGCAAGAGCATTCCATTCTTTTTTAGATTGCTCTCTGTTATCTCTTGCCTCTTTTATTATTTTAGCCTTTTCTATTATAGAAGCATCATCTTTACACTCTTGCCAGAGTTCTTCTACTCTATCATCCCACTTTTCATTTTTAGTCATTAGTTTCCTAATTGCTTCATTATATTCTTTTAAAAATGTATCCACGGGATCATTGCCATCTTCTAAATCTTCTTCTATGTTATCCTTGTCCCTTTTATCTCTATAACGCATTATAGCCATAGCTGATAATCCTGATAAATCTATTATTTCTGGATGGTTAGATTTAACTTGTTCAGCTATATTGTCTAGGCTAATGCCTTGATCCAGCAAAGGATCAACTTCAGGCTCAAGGCCATATTTTACAATCTTACAAACGTTTGCCATAATTATATGGTTTAATCTAAAATAAACAAATTAGAGAGTAATTTGAATGCCCGCCATCAACCTCGGCTTAGCAATGCCGCTCCACGATTAACAATTATCATTAAATAAACCTTCATCTATACCATATATTTGATTTATGATGTTATTGCATTTACTTCTATGATTTACTCCTAAGTTATGTTGATGGAGCTTTCTTGGTAATGGAATAACAATCAAATCATTTATGTGATGCCAATCTACTTCGACATCATCTGGAAATGGATTATCCATAAATGGAATCCATTTTAAATCTCTTTTCCTACGAGCTTTATTAGCTCGATACAGTTTTTTTCTTTTTTCTGTTTTATTAGCTTTTCTGTTAGCTCTTCTAATAGCTTTCTTTCCTTTATCAGATTGATGGTATTTTTTGATAGATTCTTTACCCTTTAAAGATTTAAAATATTTAGCCTGGTTTTTATTATGTTTTTGTTTATATTCATTTTGGGTATAAAATTTATGACAACTTTTACACCAAGAATCAAAACCACTTTTATTTCCTTTATTTTTATAAAAACAATCTAATGGTAATTCTTTGCTACATCTGCTACAAATCTTATAACCTATTTTAGGGGACATAAAAATATTCCTCTATCTTCACTATATTATATGTTGGCCGCCATATCTCTAATATCCCTATTCCCTCCTGTAGGCCCATAGAAACCTTTATATACTAGTAGATATATATAAATGTGTATGGATAACGATATATTACAAAAAAATTGCTATGCTATATATACTAAAATAACAAAAAAGTTATTTCCAGGTAATGCGGCTTAGATTAAGGGAGACCCATAGGAGAATTGCGTTACACCGGAGGTGGATAACTAAGCACCAATATAGCCATATCATTTCTTTTTAAGGTTCGTTTATGTGTCAGGGGAAACAATAATCAATTATGAATATTGAATATTACTCCTGTTGAGAATGTAGATTATAGATGATAACTAATACTTCGTATTAGTTATCACTTTGTAGATACCGTGCTATACATTGTCTATCAAGCCTTGTGAGTTGGCACCGATTAACGATCGTTAATTGGACAGCCGATTATTATTATTCAAAAAGAAATATAATAATGAATAATATTATATAGTCTATATATAAATGTAGTTAAGCAACAGCCTTAAATCTTGATTAAATCGAAACCTTTATATACTCTATTTGCATATATAGTATTGAGGCAAAAAAGATGAATAAAAAAGTAACCGAAATAATAGAGGCAAATGATTTAAACGAGGAAATAATATCAGAACATTTAAATTTATTTCCTAAAATAATAGAGCAAAATAATAAGGCTGGTTTATCGGAAGGAAACAACCACCGATTAAGAATTAGAACCAGATATAGCGGTATAAATTACAGCGTATTTATTGCTTTTCTAAAAAACCAAAACGCTTTTGAATTAAAACCTAACAAAAACGGAAAATTAAATATATTCGTAAAGCCTGAATATGAAGTCCACCACATAGACGGCAACAAACAAAACGATAACCCAAACAACATTATAACAATTCTAAAAGTCCACCACCCAAAGGCTGACTGGTTAGCAAACAACAAACCAAATTCAGAGGAATACAAAAAATTCCTCCTTTCAATTTCTTTTAGGGGGGGTCTTTAAAATGATAAACTACCACGATAAAATAGAAAGATATTATTTAAACGCAGGTGACATAAAACACCTCGAAAATAACGAGGACATCGACATATTAACTAAAGACGGCAGACACATAAAACTAATATACGAGGAGGAGGATTAAATGCCTCTTCCAGATTATGCCGTAATAAGAGAACATCATATATATAAAATAGAAAATGATGATTTGACTTATCAAAAATTCTTTATAAACAAGGATATAACAATACTTGAAGATAACACCGAGTTAATATACATAACAATAAACAGAGTGGAAAACTACGATTTAATAAAGGAGGTGCTTAACGAATGCTAAACAGAGAAGAGGAACAGGAAGTATTAACGATGCTTAAAGTAATAACAAATTGTGTGGATAAACAAATATACAACGATAGGCTCGAATTAACAGGAGCTTTAAAAGATGTGATAAAGTATATCTGGAGAGAGGGAGATTAATATGCCTCACCTCCCCCTCCTCCTCTTTTGCCTGAGGATCAATTTTAAGCTATCCTGAAGCCCATTAGTCCCACCGTGGGACTGGCATGCTAGAGTGTGTCTAGCAGGCCTGTGGGACTGTCCCACGCATGCTACAAATTGACATAGTAGTCCCACGATCAATAATATTAATATCGGTAAACAAGAATAAAAATGTGAAAATAAAATGCCGGTAAACATGAATTAAATTATGAAAAATAAATAAAAAAAAGAAGATGATTAAGGACAATCTATTCTACCCTCACCATCACAAAAATCACAAGGAAGGCCGTCTTCCTCGTCTATACCGGTGCCCTCACATTCGGGGCAAGTCATGTCAGATGTCATAGTATCTTATATGCACTATCCCTTTATATATCTTTCGATATTAAGAGGCCTCAGTTAACGATCGTTAATTTAGGAGTCCCACGATCAAGATTTATATAGAAAAATAAGATAAAAATAATTATATAAAAAAAATATTATAAATTATTGATGGCCTCTAAAATCTTTTTGGCCACTGAACAAATAGGAGCCGGTGGAGCATCTATTGTGCCTCGTCCCTCAAGATATACGATGCCCGATGTTACGATAGCTTTCGGGAAGTCTATCTTATGTAAGATAGCCTGCATTATATAGTTATCCTCTTCTGTTGTACTATCTGATGTAGCTAGCCTCTTTAATTCTTCTAGACCATTCATGTCATTACCTCTATTATTATATATGCAATAGTGGGTATATATAGTTATCTATATTTTCAGATATTCACGATCGTTAAGTTGGGTGGCCCGTGGGACCCTCGTGTGGATCTCCAGCAGGGAAGTCCCACCCCTGATATATATTTTAGACGGCAGGGTAACCCCACCGCCAACACACCTCTTCTGAGGCCCCGCCACGGTTCGTCCCCGCTGGTCTTTCGCCACCCTCGTCAGGGGACGGGTTGTGTCCAATATCCTATATAGAGTATGGCCTTATATACCTTTCGGTGTGGGACTGATCACGTGGGACCCTAGTCCCACTCTATGTCATATCTTACCATGCTATACCTTATCATACTCCAGCAGGTTCTTTAGGCCAGCCGACCATGCTAGACATTCTCACGCACAGAGTGAGGCGTGGGACCCCCATGCTAGACATTGTCAGGCCTGCTATCTCTTGTCAGCCCCGTCCCACGGTAAAATCGCCAGATTTTTATATAAACATAAATATATAAATGATTTTATAATTGATCTTTAATATAAGTAAATAAATATTAATAGATGAATAATAATAAATAAACAAAAAAAATAAGAAGATTTTTATTTAATTGTTTGGATTAAATCCAAGGCGTTTCCAAGTTTCAATTATTATTTCTTCTATTTTATTTTTCTCCTGCATTTTAAATCATTCCCTCTAATTTATCCATTTGTTTTAATAAAAACTCGTTTATTTTTTCCTGCTGATTTACATTTTTATTCTTTGGCTTTGATTTTAATTTCTCATCAATGATTTTTATTCTTGCATTTATATTTTGCTTTTTAGATTTTGGGTGTTTTTTTAATTGCATATCGTTTATAATATCTTTGTTGCTATAAGATAAATACCATTTTTTATAAGCATTTATATTATAATCGATATAAAATTTTTCTATTGCTTTACCACTGATTGAGTAAGGATTTTCAGAATTATATAAAATCCCAAATCTTGATATATTTTCTTCAGGTTTCATATTTTCTAAAATCTCTTTGACGGCACTGTAAGGAACTTCAGGGGTTTTTATTTCTTTCTTGGGTGGGGTGGCTTTCTTGGTGGCTTTCTTTCTTGTGCCTTTCTTGGTGGTGGTTTTCTTGCTTTCTTCTATTGTTTTTAACGCTTGTTTTAAAAGCGTTTCCATTTCTTCTATGTTCATTTTTTTTCACTTCCTATAATATACCCTATGTAGTATTATATATATAATACTTTCGGTTTTATTTATTATCTCGGTATTTATATATAAGATCAATTATATAATTGTTTCCTGACTCCGTGGGACCGTGGGACCTTCGTGAGAAGGATTAGCAGGGGGCGTGGGACCCCCCTGTGAATGGTTAGCAGGCCTCATGATAAGATATAACAAGGTAGTCCCACGGTATTTTTATCCTATCTTTAATATATAATTGATTGAATATTAAGAGGCGTGGGACTGGCATGCTACTTGCTAACACGCTCCACGCTAACACTCCGATTTTTATTCTTCTCCTTATATAATAATATTTATATATATTTTTTGATATTATGATATATATATAATAGTATATATATTTAAGTCAGTTTATAATAATAAGCGTGGGACTGCCGTGCTATACAATGTCAAGCAGGGCAACATTTTTATCCCCTGATTTTTATAAAAATATTAATATAATTTGATCATTTATATAAATCCGATTAATATAAAAATGTAAATATATAAGGAGAAATATATAAATAAATTATATAAAAGTGGTTTTAATTTAATCATTAGTATATAAGTAATAATATAAAAGAATTATTATAACTGGGGTATATATATAAATAACTTAATTAAATTGATTAATATAATAATGAATTATATATAAGTATTAATATACAAACCTAAATATATTGCTGATTTTTATATAAATAATTTTATAGTAATGATTAATATATAAAGGACTTTAATTAAATGATTATTATATTTGTGAATATTATAAAAGTGGGGGGATATAAATAATTTAACAGGAGAAGAATTTTTATTTTAGGATTTATATATAAGTGATTAGTATATTAATATTTATATATTATATATATTATAATGCGTGTTTCTATAAAAATATTAGAATGATATTTGAATTATTATCTTTATATTTATATATTAATGCGTGTATGAATTTAAAATATTTATGGTAAAAGATGAATATAAATACCATAACGCAATAAAGTTTAATCCGTGATTTAATTAGGAGAGTATTATAATTGTAACGGAATATAATTGTGGGGTTGTCTTTTAAATATTAGTATTTAGAGCAACCGAAAGTTTTATAAGGTAGAAATGCCTATAAGATACAGAAATGAAAACCGACAGGAGATATATATATGAAAGAGAATATAAATACCAAAGGCAATAAAAAGGCAGATGAAATGCAACATCTATTAGATGTTAGTGAAAAAGAATATAAAAAACTCTACTATAATGGTAGAAATGGTTGGGTGAGTTAATATGAAAGATATAAATAATATTAAAAATATAGTATGCAGGGGTTGTGCAGGTAAATATAATGGTTGTGAACAAACACAATTAGATATAGTCAGGTGTCAGAATTTAATAAAAGAAAATATATATATAGGAGATGAATAAAAATGAAAAAAGTATTAGAGAATATAAATAAAAGCAGGGAATTTGTCGATAGTGAATTAATTAATAATAAGGGAAAGAACATCTCTATTAATAATTATACAGTTGCCCAAAGATTAAATACCTATGAACAAACTAATAGATATGGGAAAGTTGTTCCTATATTAATGGGTAATACAAAGACAGGATACCAAATTAGTAAATTACCACAACATAATTTTGGTAGTATAGGGGAATATAAAGTAGACACATTACCTAATTCCTTTATTACAGTAAAAGGGGTTGAGAAAACAGAAGTAATATCAGAAATGACTACCCATAATGGACAACAGATTATATCAAGAAGATTTATATGTAATCTAATATCAACTTGGGGATATATTACAGGATTACAATATAAAAACGCATTAAAAATGTGGGCAAAGGATATTTCCCAAAGAATATATAATGGTAGATACAAAGAATATAAAATGGTATCAGGGGAACAAGCAGTATCTATTATAAAAGATATGTTGTTTTTAATAAGGAACAAATCTTTTGATAATATAATAGAGAATTTAGGCAGGGGTATTATATCAGAACAGTTATACTCTGTTATTAATTCTATACTTACAGATACCACATTAGATAAAAAGCAGATACAACAGAAAGTAATGGCGATTAAGAATAAATTATATTATTCTTATGATAAAAATGGTTATGCTTGGGCATTTCCTAAATATAATGTGGAATATCTAATAGGATTAATCAAACAATTACAAAGTGGACAATATTATAATGAGATGTTTGTTCCTGTAATTAATAATCTAAAGAAATATCCTATTAAATGTAAAGATACACATTTAAAACCTATGACAGATGAACAACACATTAAAAATAGAGATGACTATGATATAGGGCAATATATATGGGAAGATTATTAATCTTCTCTATCTTTTATTTTTTTTTTGTTGTATTTTTATTTAGGCATTAATATATTATCCTTATGTAAATTTGATTTAAGCATAGATATTTTTAATTGACTATTAACCATTAATAATAATAGTTTTTGCTTTAGAATTGATTTAAATGGTGTTTAAATGTATTTATAGGGGGTATCTGTAAGTAGTTATAAATATCTGTATTAGTATTTGTTATAATATAAAATCCCTATATAATTACCTGATAGATTAGAGTTGTGATATATATTACCTATCCGATTTTTGACTAAATTTTTAATTTTTTTTTACCCCCAAATTTTTAAATCTCTATATTTATATTATTCCTGTTGAGTGAAATTTTCTTCCGAAATCTTTAAGTAGTTTGGACACAACCTTTATAAAGTTTTGGGCAACCTTTATAAGTGATGAAATTTTTTTGGGTTAGGGTTGAGAACAAACATTCTCACAAGTAAAGTTATTGAAAGTTATATATCTAATAGTGAGAATAGATATATAATAAGTAATTAACTAATAATATATTGTTGTGTTCGTATCAGCATTTAAGGATTAATGCAATAATTAATATATTGTATCTAATGATAATCCCTATTATGATTATCAATTTATAATATCCCTTTTGTATTTTAAAAAGGTTATAAGACATTATGAGTTAATGTAAAAAAATTACCTTACCCAAATTAAATAAGGTATATAGACACCTTTGAGTTTTGGTAATTCTCATCAAACACTTATGGATATTACAAGTGTAATACAAGTAATATCTATCGGAACAAGTGATAACAAGTGATACGAATAGGATAGATATATCAGATAATAGCATTATGTTTTAATTAAACTAATGTTACTTTTAATATTATCTTTCTATCCTATTCTCTAAAATCTAACGCAATTTCCTGAATAAAGCAGGAACATTAAAAACAAGGATAGAGTGTGGCGTTTGTCCTGTGGTTATACTATATAAAATATAGTATCAGGTTTCCATTATATATTATAATGGGTTTGTCCGTTCAATTCGGATATAAGGTATATAATCCTTACACTCTATCTTACTCTCCCCCCTAAATATAAATAAAGGAGATGAATAAAATGGAAAATCTAAAGAAAGAATTAAATAAAATATGTGGTTGCACAGAAGAAGAAGCAGAATTAATTATACAATTATTCATATTATAATAGGAGATGATACTATGGATTTATATACCATAGAAGGATTAATGAAGGAAACTGTAAGGGAATTAATCCAGATAAATAAAAATCTGGAAAATCTAAACAAAATCCTGAATAAATAAGGAAGATATATATGATAGATGAAATAGAAAACATCAGATACATAGATGATAAAAAGAAAATCATTAGGGTATATTTTAAAGATAATTATGTATCTGATTTTAAAATGTTATAAAGAAGATGAATAAAATGAACTGCTGTAAATGTGCTTTGGATTTAACTAACATCTATGAAACATTTTATTTTGTAGATGGTAAACACTATTGTAAAAAATGCTATAAAAAATATATTAATAAAAGGGAGATGGTATAATGAATAAACCGATAAGTAGTGAAGAAGAAAAAGAATGGGGAAAGAAATGCAGTAGATTATCAACAATGATATTAAAAGGAGAATTCATAAACAAAGATGATGTATTGCTTGAATTAATACAAGAGAAATTCACTAAAAAAGAATTAGCAGTATGCACTCATCAGTATATAATAGAGCAAACAATAAAAAGAGTAAAGATAAAACAAAAACAAAAAGAGAATAATGATATTATATATGGTTAAAAACGCAATAGGTTTTTATAGGTTTCCTTAAAAAACCGAACTGAAAAGGAGGAAAATATCTATGGCAGATATGACTAAAATCCGAACTTCCAAAAATGGTAATGACATCTTTGCAATACCATTAGGAACTGTTGAAGGAACAAAAACCAAATTCTCATCTGGTAACAAAGGTTATCGTATGTTTGGTAGAGTTCTAATAGGCAGTAAGCAATATCAAGTTGTCGGTAATGTAATTGAACTTTAAACATTACCATTAATGTTGCTTAATGTAACAAGCAAATGCTGTGAGTAGAAACCACATTAGGCATACGATTTAGATGCATTAGGGTATGGGTTGAAAATAGTGTTTGGTGTTTGCTTAAATTATACTCTGTAAAGTGAATTTAAATGAAGGGGTATAATATATAAATGGATCAAAAGGAGATGAATAAATAATGGCTACACTATGCTTAAATTGTGGGAAGATAGATGATTTAGATAGATATAGATGTTTAAAGTGTGGTAGTGGAAACATTAAAAATCATCTAAAAATATACACAAAGGAATGATTTAAATGATGTTCACAGCAGTAGAGTGGGAAGATATAAAAAATTGGATAGATAATCAGAATAAAAAGATAGATAAGAAAACGCATTAATGTATAGTTACTTAAAGTTGTATGTTGCTATACCTTATCGTATCTACAAGAAAAGAAAAGGTTTAGCAAAGTATGGAATATTATATAGAAGGTATGGAAAATTTAATAGAGTAACATATCTATCAACGATTACAGATAATAATTGTCCAAACAAGTGTAAGTATTGTTTTGTTAATGGTTTATATAGTTATATATTGCATAAAAATCAGTTAGATTTAGCAATAGATATTATAAACTATAATAAACCTGATGCAATATTCTTTGGAGAAAAGGCAGAAATAGGTTTGAATAAAAAATTACAAGAGCATTATGCTTATTGTAGAGAAAAAATAGATGATGATGTTACTTTCATCATAACAACTAAATGCCTTGATAGGATTAAGAATATTGTAAGTCCAAAAGATAATACCTTAATACTTGCAAGTATGACTAATCCAAGAGAAATGCCTGATGTAGAAGGTAAATTAGTTATATCTTATAGCCAAAGAGAAAAAGAAATAATGAATTTAATAAATGCTGGTTATAGAGTTGCTTTAAGATGTATTGTCTTTAATAAGCCAGATGTATATTATTTCAATAGAACATTAAATAGTATATCAGGTTTAGATAAACAACACTCAATTATATCTATGTTGCGTTTAGATAAAAATCAATTAGATGATATGAGTAAGTATATTAATCTAATGGATTACAATACTATAAATGGATTAGGAAAAAGTGAATTAACTATTCAGGGAAATGAATTAAGAGATATATTAGATTTAACAATTAATCAGGAATACATATATGACTTTAAAAGGAATTACTTAATGAAGGAAATACCAATTGAAAGAACAATTCACTATATAAATAAATTCAAGTGTCATTATGATAGTAGAAAAACTTGTTTACATATTGCTTCAGATAGCAATAGTTATAAGTGTAATGGTTACAGGTATAATAAGAGAAAGGATATAATAGAAACTTGTCCTAATATGGAGAATTAAATATGCAACAATGTAAACATAAGATAGAGTATTGGGAAGATGGTGTTTATATTTGTGTCAAGTGTGGAAAGGGATTTATCAAGACAGATTAAAAGGAGATAGAAAATATGAATGATGAATACAACAAAGGATATAAGGAAGGATATAATACAGCAGTTAGAGAATGTATGAATATCCTATCTAAAGATTTAGGAAAGTTTAGGGAATACTTTAAAGAGGTATAAAGAATGGTATATTGTCCTATACATCAGAAATATTTAAGAGGAAGGAAGGCAAAGGCAACACATATTAAAGAAACTAATTGCAGTTTCTTGCTTAACTATAAAAAACCAGAACAACCCAGAAAGAGAAATAATAGAAATACAAACAATAAAATAGAAGGATTAATGGGAAAGTATATCTGGAAAAGAGAGAGAGGAAAACGCAGTATCTTTAGAACAAATAAAAAGAAGGGTAAAAAGTGATTAAAAATGATAGTAGTAATTATAGGTAGTGCATTTCCAATACCAAATGCTTGGAGAATAGATAGTAAAGTAGAGTGATTGAAATGATAGATGATAGTTTGAAATGTCCATTATGGGATAGATGTAATGAACTACTAATGAAGATGGATAAAAAGACATTAGTAGATATGATTAGAGAACAAATGTCCTGTGATGAACTGGTAAAATTTGTTAGAGAAAACGAGTGATTGAAATGAAAGAAGATATAGTGAATGATGATGTAATCAAGATAAGATTACTGATACAAAGAAGTGGAAAATACTTTAACAAAGAGCAGATAGATAGTATATTGGGATATATGAATTTATATTGTGGTCTTTATAATAAAAAGAAGGGAAAGAATTAGATGTTATCCGAATATCCCCCTATAAATAGTTGCATTAAAAGAACAGCAATAGATTGTATAGGGATAGTAAAGATATTAGCATTACAACATACAGATAAAGATTTTAATTTATATAAGGTTAGAGTTTTATTTGTAAACAGTAAACTAAAAGATGCTGTAAAAAAGGGAGAGATATTAACAGATTTCCTGATAGAATTAAACAGCAATAATCCCGAAGATGTATTTGTTATGTGGAGAGGTAGATGATAAAAAAATTATGCAATATAATATATTCAGAAAACTATAAGATTAAAAATCTAAAAGAGGAAGATGAAATTTACAGAGCATATTTAAAAAGTCAATTACAATATCTGAATAAATTGCTGGGAGAACTATTAAAATGAATTGTAGATATGCTAAAGATAAATCCTTACAAAAACAATACAATAAAAAACAATGGAATAAATTTACCCATAAACCAACCTTTACTTATTGCTCTAAATATGAATGTGTTTGTTATGCAAGATTGGTAGATAACATCTGGAGATGTGAACACACAGAATTTATGCTTGACTTATATGATAGGTTATGGGAATATGGGGGAATAACATTCACTAAACTAATGCAATTAAAAAGAGGTATGGAGAGATGAGTGCTGAAACAGGAATACTACTATATCTATGTATATCCTTTGGAACTATAATAGGTTCTATGGTAGCAAAATATTTGATAGATAAAAGGCAGGACTATTAATGAAACTAATTACTTTTAGTGAGTATGATAATATTTATTCATATATTCTATATATAATAGATGAAAATGGAAAACATAGGATATTAAATCCGAACTATCCATTTGAAGATGAGTGATTGAAATGAAAAGAAAAATCTTAAACTCTAATTTAATAAATATTAATGAGGATATGTTCTTTTTACTTATAGATTGGTATCAAGATAATTTCATATATAGTATATTATACACTCCTATTGAAAAAGGAGATATAATATTATTAAAATTAAAGACAAGTGAATGATTGAAATGAACAATGTAGATTTACTAACAGAACATATAGAAGAATTAAAACAATTAGTAGAAAAGAATAAGGATAAACTTAAATTGACAGAAGGTAACTTGTCTTTTATAGCAATAGAAATTAATAATATTATGGCTATTATAGAAGATTTGATAGAGTGATTGAAATGAAAGAAGGAGATAAGTGTCCAAAGTGTAATATACCTATGATTAAATTCTGGTCTGGGGCAGGTGGCAAGACATTTATAGGTTGTCCAAAGATAGCCACTTGTGGGTATAAAGAGGAAATAGAATGATAATAACTTGTATATATTTATTAATATGCTGGTTATCTCAAGATATATCAGTTAATATTGATATATTTGTTCCCTTAATTATAGTAGAGGGAATAGTAGATGTAGCATATTATATATTTAGAAAAGATTAAGGAGAAAGAATATGAAAAAAACAAAAAGAACTAAAATGAAAATAGGAGAATTGACAATACAAACACCCACTCGGTTTATTACTAAATACATATGGGCATACTTTGAGAAAAACTATTGGACAGATAATAAATTAATGTGTGTCCTAAACATAAACTTTAAGAAAGATGAATTTGAAAGACTTGATATGTTTATGGATAGATTATATAGTTTAGATATAAAAGGGGTTGAAGTTACTGCTCATGATGTTAATTTAGGTTTATATAATAAAGGAACAAGGGAACCCTTCCACAAGAAATACTTTAAGGTATTCTTAAATGTAGACTTATCAAAAACAAATTTAAGTTATGTGCTTAAGGTATTAAATGAGAGTATATTGGTATCAGTAACCAGATATCTATTAGAAGTAGATGAAAATAGAATAGAACCTCTAAAAGAAAAGACAATGGTTGAACTAATATGAAAAATAAATATATGGAAATGTATTATGGAGATACTACGATCAAGGAACATAAAAAACTACATACAGAAATAGCAACTCTTGTAGAGGAGTTAAGGCAACAGATATATGATATAGGTGTATCATTTCAGGCAGTATCAAGAGGATTAATAAAGAGTAAAAGAATATTTTATATTGAGGGTAAAGAGTATCACGATGGATACTATAAAACAACATATGATTATGGTTTAGGTAACTTTGGTTTTGGTAGTAAACAAACCAGATGGGGAACAAATCTTGACTATGATTGGCTTTGTCTATATAATACAAAAAGGGATATAATAAAGAAAAAGAAAATGCTTAAAGATGGAATTAAAAGATTATATCATAATAGATTTGATATGTTAATAGATACCTTAAAGATATTTCCAGATTTTGATAATAATGTTAAAACCTATACTGAAGATTTTAATTTAGATGATAAAGAATTTTGGGAAGATGAACCCTATAAAAGAGGATATGCTGAAAGTGAATTAGTAAAAAGATATGGCTCAAATGTATCTATTACTTTAATCCATAAAAGGAGAGATAACAACAATACATTAGATATAGAGCCAGATGATGTAGAGGATATGTTTTTATTTAATCATCTTTACGATAAATTAAATATTGCTATGAAGGAACACATAGAGAAACTTACATACATAAAAAAACTATTAGATGATTTTATTAAGACAGAAGATTACAAGAAAGTGTTACAAGAAGCAATAAATATAAGATTGTTAGAAAAGATATAGGAGAAATCCAGATGGGTAGAAAAAGAAATATAAGACACTATAAAAGTAAGGAACAAACTTACGATAGTTTTTTGGGAGTATGTAACCATATGGGATTAGGTAAACTATTCAAGATATGGGATTTATTTTACTTCAAAGATTATCATACACTACATAGATATCATTTAATAAAGTAGGTTTTATATGCTGGAACTATTAACCAATATTCAGGGTATTATACAAAGTTTAAGTGAAAAAGATAAAGAGATATTTTTAAATATCCTGAACAAGATAGAGAACGAGTATATGATTACTAATAGATATCCTCCTCTTACTAATACATATGCAACATAGAGGTATTATATGTCTTTAGAAAAAGGAATTAGAGAATTAAAGATAAAGACCTTAAAAAAATTGCTTAAACATTTCAGAGGTAGAAAAACTCTATTAGAAAAATATAGAGATATGGATATAGATAGAGAAATATTGGATTGTCTTAATGAGATTACTAAACTTAAAAAACAATTAGATGAATTAAAAACTCAAGAAGAAAATGAAATAGGAGGAGATAAAGAATGAAAGCAAAAATAGATAAAAAATTATGTAAGTATTGTGATTTTTCTGATAAGGGAAATGCTAATATTTGCATAAATAAAATGATGGATAGAAATTGTAGATTTGATAAGTGATTAGTATGACAATACTATACTTTAATATAATAAGAGCAGATGAAACTTTTGGTGGTAAAGATAATTGGTTCGGTAGACCATCTGAATATATAAGGTATGAGGAAGATAAACTTTATCATATAATTGAATATACCATTAAGAAAAGCAAATTATTTTATTCAAAAGTCTTATTTAGTGAAGAAATATGAACTTAATAAAAAAGATAAAAGAAGGAAAGATTGTTGGTTTACATTATGAAGTAGACGATTTAATGACATATGGAATGGATTATGTTGTTATAGTTAGAAAAGTATATAAAGATGACCCCTTAAGATTTAAAGGAGAGATATTAGAATATAATGAAGAAATGTCAGGAAGTCTAAAGGGATATAAAAAACCAGAAGAAAAAATAGGAAAGGAATTAATGTTCTTTAATTTTGATAAGGTAAAATTTGTTATAGATAAAGATAAATATATAGTGGAGAAGATTTTATAATGGTTAGAATTGGAGATAAAATAAAAGTTGGTAGAAGAAAAGGAACTATCATTAATATAGTAGAAAATATAGATGATAGATACCTGATACTATATAAATCAAGAGGAAAAACATATGCCTTATTAGAAGGAGATATGGATTTTAAAGTGATAAAATGAATGAGGAATATAGATTAGAAAAAAATACAAGATATGGTAATGAAATAACAGATTTTATATTTACACCAAAAGATAAAAAATATAATGAATTACATTTAACTTATTGGGATTCTTATCATAGACCTATAAAATATGAACCCATAAATAAGACAGATTGTTTATTGTATTTTAAAGGACATATGATACCAAAATTATTTCCATTGAAATACATAGAACCTTTAGAGGATTATATGATAAATCATATGAGAGGAAATGGATATACAGATATGAAACTAACAAAATTACCAGAAAGGAAAGAACAAAAAGATACTGTTACAGTTGGAAAATTACTACAAGAGATCGATGTAGACCACTTAAGAATAAGTTGTGGAAATTCAAGAACAATTCTTAATGCCTATAATAGAGAAGCATTAGCATATGCTCAAGCATTTTCAGGAATAATAGTGTTCTTTAAGAAAAGAGGAGGACATCTATGTTATCATATAAGTAGAGTGGGGATAGGAAATAGGTGGGGTTGGAATAATGCAACTCAAATTAGAGATTTAATGCAGGGTGTAAATTTGCTTAAGGATATTAAAAAGAAAACCCTTGCAGTTAATATAAAAATACCAAAAGGATTTGAACAAAAAATGTTAGATGAAACTCTAATTAATAAACTATAAGGAGAGTGATGTAAAAAGATGGTAGTAAGAGAAGTAGGACACGAAAAGTTAGAGAGAATCCTCAAGAAAGACTATGAGGAAGATATAGCACACTTTGTAAGTGGGGCTACAGGAATAGGCAAGTCAATGACAGTAGATAAAGTTTGTAAAAACTTATCAGATAAAATGGGTAGAGTGTATATAAAGTGGAATAGAATATCTAAAGAAGATAAAGTAAAGGTATCTGAAAATCCTGAAAAATATTTCTTTATGATGGATATTCGTTTATCACAGTTAGACCCATCTGATTTAAGAGGTCTACCAGCATTGAATGGAAAGAGTGTAGTTGAGTGGAAAATTCCATTCTGGTTACACGTTGCCTCTCTAAAGGGAGCAAAGGGTATTATATTCTTTGATGAGATTAACCTTGCCCCTCCCAGTATACAGGCAGCAGCCTATCAGTTAATACACGATAGAGAGTTAGGAGAAACACCTATATCAAGTGGTGTATTGCCTATTGGAGCAGGTAATAGGTTAGAGGATAGAGCAAATGTATATGACTTACCAAGACCTCTACAAAATAGATTTACCCATACAACCTTAAGACCTCCTGTTATTACACAAGATTGTAAAAGTAGGAATGGTATTACGGATTGGGGTGAGTGGGCTTTAAATAATGATATTGATATGAATATTGTTACTTTTCTAATACAAAGACCTAACTTGCTTAACCCAAAAATAAATCAAGATAGTAATGAAAGAGCATTTCCAACACCAAGAAGTTGGGCAGTTTGTTCTAAACTTATTAAGGGAGAAAAGGATTTAGAGTGGATAGAAGAACTTGCTTCAACAGCAGTAGGTTCTGGAGCAGCAAGTGAGTTGGTATCTACAATTAAATTCCAAAGACAGATTAATTTAAATGATATTCTAAAACACCCCGAGAAAGCAGGAGATATAAAGGAACTTGATTTAAAATATTCTCTATTATCTTTAGTATCAGAGTGGTATGCAATAAATAATAAAAAAGAAAGTTTAGAAACTGTATTACAAATAGCAAATATAATACAACCTGAATTTGCTATTCTATTATTGAGATTTGCAAAGATAAAACACCCCTCATCATTCAAGAAACACGTTACAACATTAAAGACTTGGAAACCCATTTCAAAGAAATATCAGAAGTATCTATTAACTTAAAATTAGATTATGTATTGTAAAGTCAAGAGAAAATTTAACCTTTTTGCTTTTGGTGTCTATATAGATTTAAAAAATAGTGAATTAGGATTAACTATTTTGGATATGAATAGATACTATGAAGTTAAAAAATTGTTAGATTTAAGTTTAATAATCTTTTTAGATAGTGGTAGAGAAGCAATGGTATCTAAACAGATAGTAGATATTTTCACTAAAGATGAAAGAATGGTTGAAGATTTATAGGAGAAAATATTATGGAAGTAGAAGGAGAATGTGAAGAAGAAGTTGAGTGTCCTTACTGTAAAAAGAAATTTGTGTGGACATTTACTTATGTAGATGAAATAGATTTATCGGACTATGCTCCAGATAGAGATTGGTATGATTAAGGAGAAACTATATGAAAAAGAATGTTAGGGTATGTGATTTCTGTAATGATAGGGAAAATATAGCAACAAAAACTTGCACTTATTGTAATAAAGATTTATGCTTTAAACACATAAGGAGAGTAGCAATTTCTTTATATGGTTCAGGATATGGAGAAGATACTGAAAGTATAGCAACAACTTTAAAGTTAAGTGTTGGTTATACACACCCTAACTCAACAGTAGTTTATATATGTCCTGAATGTGAAAAGGTAATTAAAAATATATTATCAATATTATCTCAAGGAGATAAAGAGTATATATTAAAAGAGTTGATAGAATTTATGAAAACAAAAGCAGAGGTAGAAGCAATATGAGTAATGGTTTAAGTTTGGGTTTGACGGCAGAAGAAAAACTGATAAGAGCAAGAATACAACTACAAAAAGAGAAACCATTCTTTAGTTATTTAACTATGCACTTAAACTTTATAGAAACACCAGATATGCTTAAGAATTGTCCTGGTGGTATAGGTGTAGATAAGTATGGTAATCTCTACTTTGATCCCGAGTATATAAATACATTAGCAGATGAGGAAATAAAAGGTGTATTGGCTCACGAAGTAATGCATTGTGCATTAGAACATTTAGAGAGATTATGTAATAGAGACCACTTTGTCTTTAATGTTGCTAATGATATAGTGGTAAATCATATGTTAATAAAAGATGGTATGCAATTACCGAGAGATGGAATAAATCCATATGGAGATAGTATAGATTTCTTTGGTATAAAGATTAAGAAAATAGGAGATAAGACATCTGAAGAAGTATATGATAAACTTTGGAGAGGATTATCTAAACAATGGAATAAGAATAAAAAGAGAATTAAGGATTACTTATCAGAACAAGAGCAAAAAGGTAATGGTGGCTTTGACCAGCATATGTATGGAGAAAAGGAAAAAGATAAAAAGAATTGTCCTGTCTGTGGTGGTAGTGGTAAGGATAAAGATGGTAAAGATTGTCCAAGATGTAGCAAGGAGAATAAAAAAGGTAGTAATGGAAAAATACCACAAAATGCAAAGGAAAAAGATTGGAAAAAGATATTAGTAGATGCCTGTTCACACGCAAGACAAAGAGGAAATTTACCAGCAGGAATGGAAAGAGTTGTAGGTAAATTATTAGAAACCTATATAGACTGGAAAGGCTTATTATATAGATATATTACATCCCAGATACCTGTTGATTATACTTGGGCAAGACCCAGTAAAAGAAGTCATTCATTAGGAATATATTTACCAGCAGTTGAGAAAGAGTTAATAGAAGTTATGGTAGCAGTAGATACATCTGGAAGTATAAGTCAAAAAGAATTAGCAGAATTTATATCAGAAATATCTTCAATAGTAAATTCCTTTAAGAATGTGGACTTAACTGTTATTGATTGTGATTGTAGAGTTAATGGTGTTCACGAATTAAGAAATGCATCTGTAAGTGAAGTTATTACTAAAATAGGTAATAAGTTAAGAGGTGGTGGTGGAACATCTCATATCCCAGTATTTGATTGGATTAATAAGAATAAGCCTACAAGTAAATTTGTAATATGTTTTACGGATGGTTATACAGAATTTCCTGACAAAGAACAAGTTAAACAACCAGTATTGTGGGTAGTTGCAGGTAATTGGAGAGCAGATAAAGATAATTTCCCATATGGAAAAGTAATTGAATTGCCTAAAGATGATTAATTATGGAACCTGAATTAGAAAAAACCTATTATCATTATAGATATGGTCTATTTAAGGTTGTTGCTATTATAAAGTCTATTAGAAAAGAACATTACAATTTGGTTATAAGAATATTATATAATTATAAGAACCGTAATATATTAAGAGTTCAACATTGGACACCATATTATAAAAATTGGGATATGTTTGTAAAAGAGATGACAATAGATGAATATATGGTAGAGGTCTTATGAATAAGAGAAAGGCAAATATAGGAGATTATGTTAGAGTGAAGATATATACCAAAGGAATTGGTATAGTTTCAAGGATAGAAGTGAATTGTTTTAATTATAACTTAATATATCACATTAAAAAATTAAAGGAAGATAGTATGATAAGCCATGAATATAAATGTTATGCAAGTCAATTTGATGTTATAACTGAAGATGAAGCAATGGTTGAGTTAATATGACAGAAGTAGGAGATTATGTAATTCCAAAAGGTGGAGTTTTAAGAGGAGAACTATGTAAAGTAATAAGTAAATACTATGGGAATGGCTCTTATTTATTTAATTGTTATATAGTTATGTCTTTAATTAGTAAGGCAAGTTTTGAGTATTATAGAAAGGAATTTACACAGATAAATAAAGATAAGGTAATGGTTGAGGTATTATGAAGATAGAAGAAGATATGGAGAAACTTAATGAAAATATTTCTTCATTATGTAATAAGATAGAAGAACACAAGGAAAAGATAAAGATATTAGTAAATGATAAAAGAGAGAAGGCAGATGAATTCTTAAAGAATGGTATTGATATTCCTGATAGTCTTATGGAAGTTTCAAAGAAAATAGAAAAGTATTTATCTGGAGATAATTCATATGAAAATTTAAGGAAGTCCTTAAGAAAGTTATATGATACATCCTTTAATGGTATTGTAGGAGGAAGGATTAAAACAAATGTTACATTACCAGATAACCTAAAGCATTATAATCACGAAGATAATTTATGGATTAATACAAAGGGGTTATCCTTTAAGTGGAAAGAAAGTAAAAGTTATTGGGAACCTGAATATTATAAGAGAACAAAATGTTTTACGGATTGGAAGGATATAAAACAATTGATAGTTGATAATCCAAAGTTGACAAAGTTTATAAAGAGAAGTGATAAAAAGAAGATATATACAGCATTCTATAATTGTCTAAAGGATTGGAAAGAATTATATGGTATAAAAAAAGAATGGAATTATAAAATATATATTCCTAAATTTGAAGAAGGATACAGTAATGGAATAACAAGTGCTTCTTTTAAAGAGGCAACAAGAATAAAAGCAACCTTAAATTATAGAGGAATAAGATTAGATTTTGATGGTGGTGGATATTATAGTTCAAAGCAGATAGATTTAGGAAGTGAACTTGATTTAGAAGAACTATATATATTATCACAATTAAATGAAGAAGTTATAAAGGGAATAAATGGTATAGTTAATGAAGTTAAAGGAATTTATGATAAAGATTTAAAGTTATATGAAACCTTAAAGAATGATTTAGCACCCTATATATTCCAGAGAATGATTTAAGATGATACCTAAAGTTGGAGAATATTATAAGCAGTATGTAGATAAGCATCACTATAGAGTATTCAAAATACTTGAAGTAAAAAAAGAAGATAGTTGTGACATTTATAAATTTAAAGTCAGAGAAGTATTTAAGAATTTCTATGACCCTACAATAGGAAGATTGCAAGGATTGACTATGCATCTTCAAATGTGGAAATATGAAAAAGTTAATCCAGATGAGATTATGGTTGAGAATTTATGAATATAGAAGATAATTTAGAATTAGCAGATAATAATAGACAAAAATGTTCTATATGTGGAAGAACAATACCAAAGAATGTTCATAGAGTATCATTTTATTATAATACACAATGGGGTGGAAGCAATAAAAGAATATGTGGAATGTGTATATTAGAATTAGCAGAACATATAGATAAAGAATCCATAAAGGAATGGAAAAATAAGATAATGGTTAAGAGAATATGAAACTAGAAATAGGAGAATATTATTTAGTTACTGAAACTTATCGTTTGACTAGTTCCGAAAAACAGATTATAGTAATAGCAAAATTAGTTGCTATAAAAGATGATGAATATCATTTTAACTTTATAGCAAAGTATAGTAGTTATGAACATAATATAAATAAACAGTTTTATATGCATGAACATGAAATAAATGGAGATAGGTTTAAGGTTAAACCTATAAATAAGGATAGAGTTATGGTGGCTACATTATGAAAAAGAAATTAGGAGAAATAATATTGAGAGATCATGAAACAAAAAAAGTTTTAGATACACTTACAGTTTGGGGAACTCTATTTAAAGGAGAAAATTCAAAATATGTTACAGGTGGAGTATATGTATCATTTAAACCTGAAAATATAGATGCAGAATTTCCATTAATAAAAAAACTTATGGCTAAGAATACTGATTTGAGATTAAAGTATAATGCAGAATTCTGGGGAGAATATTATAATCTAGGTACTTATGGTAATCCTAAGTATAAAGATTTTGAACAATCTATAAGATTTATAAAGTTAGTTAATGGATATTTCTTTGAGAATTATGATATAGAAGTTAAAATAAAACATAACTTTCAATATGTAGTGGATGCTAATATAGTGGAGAGTATATGAACGTAACTAAAATGGCAGAAATTATTAAACTAGAGTATATGAGATTAATTAAAAAATCAGAACCATTTAATAAAATATTCTTTTGTAAGAGTTGTAAGAGAATAAGATTACATGGATATAAAACTATTAATTATAAGATGTTTTATAGTAGAGAAGGTGGCAAGATAAAAGAAATAATTGAATGTGATAAATGTTATAAGAATAGAAAATTAATAGAGGCTTTATAATGGATAGACAATTATGTGAGGAAATGGAAGATTTAATAATGGAATATCATTCGGATAAATATTATGTTTTAAATTATGGATATTATCTTCATGTCTTTACTAATAGTGGTGATAATATGATTATGGTATTACATGGATATGGAACAGAATATGAGCCTTATGAATTAAAGTTAATAAAAGTAGATGAAGATTCAACAATAATTAAAAGTTTCTATAGTAAAAGAAAATTAAAGAATTACATTAAGAATAAATTAGCAGATGAATTAATGGTGTTAAAGTTATGACCTCAATGAAAGAAGATAAATATTATAGGTATTATGATAATCAAAAAATGAATACAATATTCTTAAAATAAATAAAATAGATTATAAACCAGATGGTTGTATGTATGGAACTTCTTTAAAATATAAACTATGGGTAGATGCTATAGTGGGTAATGTAGGTTTGATTTATACTAGTAGATATTACTGGGATAAGGAAGCAACTGAAATAACAAAAGAAGAAGCATTAGTGGAGAGTATTTAGATGGGAATGTATAGTTACCTTCAATATGAAGATTTACATTCAGAATATCCAGAAGAATTAGTTAAATGGAGAGAGAGAAAATTAGAAGAAGGAGATGACTACTGGGATGCAATTGAAGTAGATGAAAATGGATATATAAGTTTTGAAGGCCTATCAGGATTTAAAATAATAAGTTATTGGTATCCAGAGTTTATACAATTTCTAACTGAGATTGCTTTATTTATTAGAGGTCAAGTATGTTTTCTATATGAAACATCTGAAGAAATGGCTACAATACATTTTGAAGATGGAACATTTTATATTGATATGGGAGAAATGTGTTTCACTAAATTTACTGCAACTGAAGTAGAAAACATACATGGAATAGATGTAAAAATACCAGAAGAATTAAAGGACTTAGTTATGGTTGGAAGTTTATGATAGATTTAACTAAGTATAGAAAATTAAAATGCTCTGTAGCTAATTTAGAGGATAATCTTTTTGCAGAAAAAGGAACGGTTTGTGAAATATTAGGATTAGATGAAGATTTTATGATGATGGTATCTCCCATTAATGATAGAAATGCAATAATACATTGCACAGAAGATATATTAGACCCTGTAACAGAAGATGATATAATGGTGGAAAATATATGAAAACCTATAGAGTAGTAATACCTTATTATATGGAATTTATAGTAGAAGCTGAAGATCATTACCATGCTTTAGAAGTAGCACATTCAGAAGGTAATGGCAAAATAATATCATATGATGATGAAGGAGCAATAGTAGAGGAAGTAAATGAGTGATAATACTATATTTGGATTATTAATCTCAATGAGTAGTATATTCATAATATTAGGAATACTAATTGCATTTCTTATATCAGATATATTTGGTATTATAATATTTATTAGTGGTTTAGGATTATCATCATTAAGTATAGAATATATTTGAGGAATTATTATGAAAGTATATTTTACAAGTGATACTCATTTTAATCATGCCAATATAATCAAATATTGCAATAGACCATTCTATTATGAAGAAGATTTTGTAGGAGAAGGGGAACTAGCAAATAGACCATGGAAAAACCCAGTAATAAAATATCGTAGAGAAGAGTGGATGAATAAGACATTAATTAATAATTGGAATAGCATTGTAAGTCCAGACGATATAGTATATCACTTAGGAGACTTTGGATTTTTAAATAGTGAAGAGTATGCTGAATATCTTAATAAACTAAATGGTCATGTAGTATTGTTTAAAGGCAATCATGATGACCAGAACAAGGTAAAGACTTATCTTGATAAAGCTATGATGTATTTTGGAGGGAAGGTTGTGTTTGCACAACATCATCCTCCAGAAGAAATCCCTATTTGTGACTTTGTTATTTGTGGGCATATACATAATAATTGGAAGTTTAAAATTAATAAGCAGAATCTTAATATTCCAATTATCAATGTTGGAGTAGATGTTAATCAATATGCTCCTATATCTACAAATAGCTTATTAAAACAATATAGAGAAATTAAGGGAAAATATTGTAGACTAAATAAATATGGAGAATTTAAGGAGATTTAAGATGAGTTGTAAAGATTGTAATAGAGAACAAGAACTACATACAGATCAGTCTGGTTTTTATTATAGATGGAAAGATGCTAACATCTTGATTGTTGGATGTAGGAAACATGTAAGTGAGATGATAGAATATTTAAATAAAAGATTTCACTAGATGATGAAAGTTTCGGTAAATGGTGAAAGTTATGAAAGGATGTATAAAGGAATTAGAAAGGTTAATAGAGCATTATTCTAGAGAGGATAATGAATATTGTATAGGAATTGTAGACGGTTTAGAAATGGCTTTAGA